CCAATGAGGGAACAGGGCAGGGCGTCGCAAATGAACGCCGTCTCCTTTTCCACAGCCGACTCTATGATATCGCGGACTGTCGCTGCGTCCAGCTTTTTAGATAGCTTGTGATACATCGCCACTGCAAACTCGGTGTGAAGCCCCTCGTCCCTTGAAATCAGCTCGTTGCTGAACGTGAGTCCCGGCAGAAGCCCGCGCTTCTTGATCCAGTAAATCGCACAGAAAGATCCGCTGAAGAAGATGCCCTCCACGCACGCAAAGGCAACCAGCCGAGTCGCATAATCTTCCGCTGAATCAATCCACTTCACTGCCCACAGAGCCTTCTCGCGAACACACGGAATCTCGTCAATTGCCCTGAAATACTTGTTTTGCTCGTCCTTGTCCTTTACATACTGGTCAATGAGGAGCGAGTACGTCTCGGAGTGAACTCCCTCCATCGCGTTTTGGAAAGCATAGAAGAGGCGAGCGACGGGAGACTGGACGTCCCGTTGAAACCGAGAAGCCAGATTGTCCTGAACAATTCCGTCTGAGCCTGCGAAGAAGGCGAGAACGTGTTTGATGAAATACTGCTCCTTCTCCGTCAACTTGTTCCAATCCTCCTTGTCCTTGCTGAAATCAATCTCCTCGGACGTCCAGAAACACGCTACTGACTTCTTGTAGAGGGCATACAGCTCCTCTTCGTAGGGCGAGATCGGGAACAGAGTGTAGCGCTGACCGAGTGTAGTCGACGACGAATCAAAGAGAGGATCCATTGTATATTACTACCAGTCAAAATGAGTTAAAACGAATCCGTTTTGTATATACAAATGTCCGCGGACCCCTTTGAGAACACAACTACGGTCAAAAACATCCTCCAGCACGTAATTTCTCCAAAGGTGGTCAGTGATGGAGCAAGTGGGTACATTGTCCGCACCGACTTGGTTCATGTTCATAACCTCATTTTTGAAAAAGGGACGCCTACTGAGAATGGAACCTCTGGAAATCCATTCACAACACAATGTGGATCAGTTAATTTATCGGGGGCGTCCGTTACGGTCTATCATTCAAGAGTAACGAGCACAAGCATCGTGTTTGCAAGTATAATTAGCGGTTCGTCCTCTATCACTATTTCACGAGTAATTCCAGCCGTAGGGTCTTTCACAGTTCATCCAACCTCGGCTCCTGGTACTAATAAACAGTCGGATGGTTTATTGCGAGGTTTTCAGTTTAGTGACTATCTTGTGAAGACTCAAAACCGAGACCTTTGACATTTCCGAAACGGGTTTCATTTGTGCTTTCGTTGTCAGTTCTAGAACGTGCGCCACAACGCCAGCCACTATTGTTTTTGGCGTATGTTCCATCTCCCCTTCATTTGAATCGTAGAGTTCGCAAAGCATATCCATGACTTTTTGGCGCTGAGAATCGTTCATTCCCAAATCCGACACAAGTCGTTCTGCAATTCCAAACTGAGTGTCCAGCACCGTATTTTCAGTTTGAATGAATCGTCCTACGGCCTTACATAGAGCCCGAATATTGACTTGAAACATCCTTGCGATTTCCTCGTGCGTCCTTGATGCGTTCTGGTTTCTGCAAGCGACGAATACGGCTGCGCCCATACACGCCCGTCTCGTGTCCCCCCTCACTTTCTGTGCGTCCTCCATCTGCTTATAAAGTCCGCATGCGTCGTGTATGACTGACTTTGGAAGACCGGCGTGCGTGCACGGAAGCTGAATGGCGTCAAATATGCCCATCCATGAGCGCTCGCTGTTTGCAAATAGAGACCAGCAAGTGAGTCGTTGGACGTTTTTCAATTCCTTGTTGCCGGAAGAAATCCCTCGGTGCGACATCACGGAGCCGTAGGAAGACGCAGGAAGCAAGTCGGATGTTGCAAACCCAGTGCGACATTGATCTTCGCCCTTTCCATCCTCGTAATTTCTCCACTCTGCTCCCTCATCTATCACGGTATCAAAGATGGTGCCGCACTGAGTGCAAACATACTGTCCCTCCTCAACGGTTGTAGAATGTATGCACTCCATTTACGACCTCGCCGTATCCTTCCAAGAGTCCGTTTTTCATGTGGAATAACGCAAAGAAAAATCCAAAATAGACCCTACAGTCGGAACGACGCTTTTGAACGGCTTGTCCATGAATTTCTCATACATATATTTCAGCTTCTCGCCGAGATCGTTCATGAAAAGGAAGATCGCGTAGATGAAGAACATTCCGCTCGTATATGTGTCTACGAACGCTGCCATTTCACGACGCACCGGGAATATGGGCGCTGACGTGTTTATCGTGAACACAGTCCAAAAGGCTATGAGAGCAAGCAAGGATACCTCCACTGCGATATCGTATAGCTGGAACAACGTGGATTTGTTCTTCCAGTCGTCCGTGAATTCGTCAAAGAGGTAGTGGAAGACGAAGGACACGACTCCGCCAAGAAAGGCGTAAAAAATAGAGAGAACGGCAATGTTCAAACTCAAATTCCGAATATCACTTGCGTAAAGTTTGTGGTGAAAAACGTTGTTGGCATACACGACCATTTGTTAATCGGTGACTTTTAATATCATCACGCCTCCACCTATCATTGCGATGGCAAAGTAGTCGTGCAAATGAAGAACCTCTTTGAACATGATAACTCCTACGGTTGTTGTAGCGACTACGGACAGACCGGACCACAGCGCGTTTGTCATTGCCATTCCAGTATGGTGATAGGTCTGACACAGCAGATACCCCACAATCGTATAAAACAGCATTCCGGCCAAGAAGAATCTGGAATCGTCCAAACTCCGCTTGAAGCAGGACATTGCAAGCGTTTCCATAAGAACGATCAGAAGAACATAAAACACTATGCGAGGAACGCCCGCCATTTATCTTTCGTTAGGTAAAAACGCCAGAGTTGTAGGATCATACACTTGGGGTCGGTAATTCGTAGTGAGTATCGGTCTACCTCCGTCCCGCGATTTCACGGGTTTCATCCAGGATATAAAAAGGTGCTTGTTGTCAACTATCCACACCCAGTATCCTGCCTTTGTGAACTCCCTTACCAGAAACTCGAATGCGTCTTTGAGTGCGAAGAGCGGATAACCGAACACGTATGTCGGAACATCGTAAAGGATATAGGGCGCATTAGGCTGATGAATCGCCTGCTGTCGTATCTTTGCCTGTATTTGAGCAATAACAGGAGTCATTGCAGCCATCCGATTTTCACGTCGTTCCTCCTGCTCTTTCCATATGTCATTCGCTTTCAGCATCTCTGCTTTCTACAACTAAAAGAATGTCTGTCCCGTTTCGCAAACTCGTGTTGGGTGGAGGAGGGGTCAAAGGCATACTACATGTCGGTGCTCTTCTAGAACTTTCAAGACATCAACCTCTTTTTTTTCCAAAGGGGGTCTACGGCTGCTCCATTGGGTCTATCGTTGCAACGTATGTCGCGTTCGGGCTTCCTATTGAGGAGGCTCCTAAGCTCATACATAAATACTTGTCGTTCCAAGCGATTCTTCCGCCCATTGACTTTGCAAGCGTAAAGGCCGCATTTTCAACAAAAGGGATCGGGGAAATGGATGTATTTGAAAAACAGTTGCTATCGTTGTTTGACGAGGTAGGACTAGATATCCGAAATATCCATATTTCAGACTCAAAAATGCCGCTGTTCATTGTAGCCTCCAATATCACGGACGGAATCCCCTCCATTTTCTCAAACAAGATAATGCTTCTAGACGCTCTGAAGGCCTCGTGTTGTATGCCCGGAGTGTTTCGCCCTTACGAACTTTACGGAAAAGCGTACATTGACGGAGACACTCTCCTTCCCTCCATTACGAACATTTTGAAGACAGTGGATCCAGACTCGCTAATTCTAGTCCTACCGAAACCGAGGCGGTGCATTCTTACACCGCGTCGGATTGAGAGTATATCTCCGTTTGACTATATTAGTGAAATACACACTATGAAAATGCGCGTTGGTCAGATGGTTTCAAATAACGAACAGACATTGATGCTACACTATCCGAAACTGGAGAGCAGCTCAGACCTTTCCCAAATGGACGTAGAGGACATTCTAAGCACTGCTGGAAGGCAGCTTCGGGGTTTCCTCAGCTCCAAGACAAGCCACTAGAAACTTTCGGAACGTTTCCTTTGTTGGCATCTCGTTCATGTGTTTGTCTCCGTCGGGCGTAACCAGAACGAACCCAGGATATCCTTTAACTTCGTGGGCTTTGAGAAGGTCTTCATGCAGGTCTCCGTCGTATTCTTCCAATTGAACTGAATGTCCTCCGAACGTGACAGGATGCGCCTTCATTTCGTCTCGGAATTCATCCCATTGTGGCCTTGCCTTCTTTGACCAAGGACACCACGTGCTGAAAAAGAATATGAATTTGATAGGTTCAGTTGCCTTTGAACCAGATACGGTTTTCGCAGGAACCGTGACTTTCGCAATCGTGTTCAGATAGGCCGTGTATGCTATGACGGCGATGGCGACGCATCCGAGAGCTACGAATATATATTCAAGCTCCATCTTTACGAAAAGAGGGGTATAAAACTTTGGCGTTTTCTCGTTCTTTTGAATACCAGTTGCGGTATGCAGTCAATGAGTTCAGAGCGGGGTTTAAAACCATACTCCAGGCTATTTCGTGCGTCTGTCGTTCTGGCTCATACGGCTTTGGAACTATCTTGACCCATTGACCGTTGTATCTCACGACGTCCATTGTTCTATACAGTTTCGTTATGTGAAACCAGTTTACCGGGGGAAGCCCACGAGGTTGGCGCCAATTCCGAAACCTGCACCCTGGCGAGCGGAGGAACCGACGCTAGGGGCGTAGATATCCAGAATCGCGAAAGTGGCAAGGGCAACGAGGGCGATCATTCCGATCTCGGAGAGCTTCAGGACCTTTCCAGGCAGGAAATATGCAGCCACTGCGACGGCCAGACCTTCCAGAGCATACTTTACGAAACGTCCAGCGAGGTCGGTCATGTCAACAGTCGGTGCGGCGGGTTTCTGTTCAGGCATTTTATAGTTCTCATTAGAGAAAATATTCGTTCAATAACTGGTTTTCATAGAATCCGTCGATTATAAACAAATGCCTCGCGAGACTCTCCCCACCCACGAAGACGATGGATTCCCGATTGATTATTTGGAGGAGGATCCCGAGGTCCCGACGCAGCGCTACTGCATCATTTCTTTCATTTCGCCGGAGAAGGTTCTGAAGCAGAAGGCGGAGTTTTACAATGAGAAGTTCGTTGAGTGGCTCGAGTACGACTGGAAGATCAAGGGGTTTGAGCGCTACAATGCCTTCATCGCACAGAAATACAATCTGAAGGTGGAGGATCTCTTCAAGGACACAGAGGATTTCACGAAGGTTCACAACGAGGACATTCGGCGGACGGACATCCACGAGCAGCACCAAGTGTTCATGCTGAAGAAGGAGAAGGAACTGGAGACGCTTTTCACCGAGAAGGTCAAGTTCCAGACAAACGTGCGTGGCGTAAAGGTCCGTCGTATTTTTGCAGATCTGCAGGAGGCGCAGACCTACGCCAAGGTTCTCCAGCGTCGTTACCCCCGCGACAACCTGTATGTCGGGAAGGTCGGCGCATGGCTGCCATGGGATCCGTCGGAGCACATGATGCCTGAGGTTGAGTATGCCGAGAAGGAGCTGAACGAGCTCATGCGCAAGTACAAGGAGAACGAGGTGAACAAGGAGATCTTCTTTGAGGAGGAGAAGAGCGAGAAGATCCGCAAGCAGCGCGAGGAGAACGAGTCTCGCAAGAAGAAGGCGCTGGCTTATAAGGAGGCCGAGTCTGACACCCAGCTACTTCAGGACAGCATTGAGACGCCGGTTCACCCTGCGGAAGGCGGCGTGCGTGATCTTTAAATTCTGGCGAAATACCAGGCGTCATTAACCCAGTTTCTTCACGTTCACCCAAGGACCAGCGTTTTTCTTTTGAACGGATCCTGCAGAGTATTCATCCTGCGCCAACATGGCGCTTGAGAACGGTTTGTTGTCTGCCCACAGCGACTCGTCGCACAGCTTGAAAGGAGGGTGATCCGTCGCCTTATACCAAAACACCTGGTCTTCCAGTTTATTGGATTGGATTCCGTTGCAAATGACCAGACACTCATAATTTTCTGTGCATTGGTCCATGAACTGACAGAACATCTCAAACGTGGGAAACATACCTGCATAGTTGTCGTAGATGCGACGGCGGTTGCTTGTGATAGTCTCGCGCAGAATGAATATGAAGTCCACGTTCGTGCGGAGATTCGGAGTGATTCCGAGGGGGTATTGCATCGTGATAATCGTCATCAAGTCAACGTGACGACCGTTCATGAACACATAGCGAGTGGACTCTTCCTTGATCCACGAAGAATCATACAAGCAATCGTCTAAAATTAAAAAAGCACGAGGGTCTACCGACGAATTCCCTCCGTGCGTCTTTTTATCGTTATTGCGCGCCGTCTTTACACTGAGCTGGCGCTTAATGACGTTTGTCACAATAGAAGGAGCATATTTGTCGTGAATCAGTTTGGAAGGGACCATGTGCTGAAAGAACTCGTTTGCGACTTCCGTTCCAGAAATCACGGTTCCAATAGGGAAACATTCGTGGGTATTTGCGAGAATGTCTCGCACCAAGAAGGATTTTCCGGTATCCTTTTTTCCTATAACCACTATCATCGGCGACTTTCTTGAATCGATCTCACACCTCTCTTGGAGTGTTTCTATATTGAATTTCTTTATCTGGAAATTCATCTATTACACATATGCGTGAATATTTTGGTTTTGGTTTATACACGCTGAATAAGAAATGGGAAAGCGTAGAGCACCTAGCTCCGAACTGAAAAGTGTTGCGATACCTGCGCATGTCCACAGATACAAGGAGATCGCAAAGATACGTGACACTGCCAGCACACATTGGAACGTGGATCATCTCCAGCCATTCTTTCCGTCTTTAGAACTTTTGTTCAAGACCGAAAATTTAGATAACGTGAAGGATCACGGTCTGAAGCTGGACGAACAATTAGAGTCGGTTCTTGGAAATAACAAGGTTCTAACATCTTCTGGTGAGAAAGAGATTCATGTAAAGCAATCTGTAATCATTAACGCTTTCAAGTGGATGCGAGGAGATTACGGAACTGCAATGGGGCTCTCTACGACCCGCGAAGAAGCAACACGACTGATGGAGAAAGTCCAGTCGCCACACAACTCCGCTTATGTGGGGAGTTTGGTTTCTGCCATGTTGTCTCAGTCTGGATGCATCCATTTCCCGAAAGTATACGGCGTCTTCTCTGGAATCGCAAAGAAACACAAGTTTGATATTTCGGACGATTACGAGGACCTTTCGTCTCGCCCTTGGTTTCCCAAACACATCGGAACTTACTTTCACATCCAGCTGGCCGACCACGTATCGCATACCGCCGAATTCAACCATACTCGCTCCAGACGTTTGGAGATGGAAGTCGGAGACACTGCAGAGCTTGGACCCGTGGATGAAATAGAAGGAATTGTTCCGCAGGGAGATGTCTCTATACCGGAAATGAACCGAGTCTTTGAAGAGGATAGTAGTGGAGCCGACGACGAGTCCGACAGTTCGTCCGTCTCAACGTCCTACGTATTTGAAGTCAGGTCTTGCGATTGTTCCGACGAAGACGAAGAGGAGGAAGAGGAGGGAGACGACGATTTCGCGAGTGCCACGTTATCAAATGTTCCTGTTCAGCTTACAGTTATGGAGAAATGCGAGGGAACGCTGTATGAACTCATGTCTATGGAAACAGACACGGAGAAGCATATCTGTTGGATGACACAGGTCCTTGCAGGTCTTGCGTTCGCTCAAAAGACGATTGGATTCACGCACAACGATCTCCATTCCAACAACGTTATGTACACAAAGACCTCAAGGACGCACCTTTGGTATAAGATAGATGGACGCGCAATGAAAGTTCCGACGCACGGATACTTGATAAAGCTGATTGATTTTGAGAGAGGCATTGCGTCAATAAAGCTCGTAGGCATGAAGCAGCCAAAGGTGTTCATGAGCGACCATTTTGCAATGGACGAAGAAGCGTGCGGTCAGTATAATTCGGAACCTTTCTATGCCCAGAAGCACGACACTATCAAGCCGAATCCGTCGTTTGATTGCGTGCGTCTGGCAACATCAATGTTCTGGGATTTGTTTCCAGACGGACCAGAATGTAAGGATTACGCTTCAAACCCTATTTTCAAAACAATCGTTCGTTGGATGACGATGGAAGACGGATCGTCTGTTCTCTTCGGAAAGAAGCAAGCCGAGCATGAACGATACCACGGCTTTCATCTTTATAAGGCAATCGCCAGGTTCTGCAAGGATACGGCGATTCCCAAAAAAGAACTGACTGGACTGCTTGAAGTGTTCGGAGTCAATGAACCTAACTCGGTTGAGTTTGATGTAGTTTTATCATAAAAGAGATTGAACCCAATGTTTCTCGTCAACATTCAAATACCATTCTACAGTTTTTAACAATCCTTCGTCAAACTTTACAAGCTCGTTCCAACCTAGGTCAACGAGCTTTTTATTTGAAATGCTGTATCTAAAATCGTTGAAATCTCTGTCCTTTACAAATTCCACATGGTCTTCAATTTCATCTGAATTTTTAATGATTTTAACAAGTTTCCGAGTGATGTCCATAACGCTGAACTCATTTTTGGATCCGATGTTGTAAATGTTTCCATCAGACCCTTTCTTCACGATGACATCAATCGCAGAAGCTACATCGTCAACATGTATGAAATTTCGGATCGTTTCTCCTTGACCGTGAATGGTGCACTTCTTTCCGGCTGACAGAAATGTGATGAACTTAGGTATTAATTTTTCAGGATACTGGCGAGGTCCGTATACATTATTCCCCCTTACAACAATGACTGGAAGCTTGAACGAATGATAATAAGAAAATACGAGATGCTCCGCGGACGCTTTTGTTGCAGCATACGGGTTTGTAGGTGTCAAAACCTTCGTTTCGCAACACTCGTCCTCGTCTGAACCAACCTCGCCATACACTTCATCTGTGCTTATATGAATGAACCTTCGTATGTTTCCGTAATGTTTACAGCACTCAAGAAGACTATGTGTTCCGATAACGTTATCTACAGTGAATTGGATAGAGTTTCCAAACGAGTTGTCCACGTGCGTCTGTGCTGCAAAATGTATAACGGTATCTATAGAATGTAATTTCAAAATGTGGCTTATCATGTCTCTGTTCTGGATGTCGCATTTGTAGAATGTATAATTGGCGAGCTCTCCAGAAATATTGCGCAATGATGAACAGTAGTCAAGTTTGTCTACGTTTACAAAATTGACGGTTGGATATTTATTGCACATATAGTTTATAACGTTTGATCCTATGAACCCGCAACACCCTGTCATCAAAACACTCGTAGGTTGATACATTTATTGAAATCGTGTCGTTCTGGTGTAAATTGCGTTTCCATATTCAATAAACTTACTGATACGAAAGTAAATGACAGACACCGATTTCGCAAAGTCCCACTTGCGAGACCATCTTGCGACTCTGCTGATTTCTCCACTTTCAGACGGATTTTGGAGCATTCACACGACGTCAAAGGAACTTTGCGAACGGAATGGACAGACCGACCAGATTCTTCGTACGTTTCAAAATATGCTCACAAAGATCCCAGAATGGACAGACTCAACTTTGGAAACCGAAGTGGACCGGATCGTGAAGATAACCAAGTGCTCATACTTGGACGATTTGCTGATGGGAGTATTCATATCCTACATGAAATCGTTCACGAACCTACATTATCGCGGTTCTGCTTCCCACGTGGACATTGACTTTGACAGGCCTACGATTGCAAAGTTTATACACGAACTTTACATTCAGTCTGCTCGAAAGATATGGCAGGTGGCTTACTTGTTCAAGACAACCGGGGTTTCTTCCGAACAGCAAGCCAGGAATCGCCAAGATATCGAAAAGATCATTCTTGATCGTCTTGAGGACGTGATTCGGTCGTTCTTGCCTTGGGAAACCATCGCCAAACAGTTCTCCGAGACGCAAACGCCTCCTGCGCCGCAGCCCTCTGGAAATCGCGTAACGTTTGAAGATGACAGTAGCGATGATGAGGAGGAGGAAACTGACGATGAGAGCGTTCCTCCTCCGTTGACTATTACTGACGAGACAGGAACGATTGAATTTGAATCGCTGGATGCAAAGGAGGAGCCCGAAGATCCGATGAAAGAGATTGAATCAAAAATCTCTTCGTCCCTCGTTCTAAATCTGTAAGTTTTCACTTGATAGCCGAATAAATGATGATTGTAGTTGCGTCAATCGGCGTGGCCCTTGTCGCATTCATATTATACGCACTGGAGCGCCGGTCTAAGAAGGAACCTATTATATGGGAAGATGCACTGAAGATTTCCGTTTTCGGTGGACTCGTTACAACCGGTGTAGTATTCGCTACAACTTCCGAACCCGTCTCAGAAGTCGTGTCGGCTGCGGTTTCAGAAGCTCAGGCGGTCCAAGATATGTTCGTTGGCACGCCGTCCTTTTAGTTGATCGTCGAAAACGAATTCTGGATTTTTAAGCAGAATATACCATTCTCAAAAACACACCAACCCGAAATGGACTTTACCACTATTCAGTTTGTTGTGAATACTCTTTCTGCGCGCTTTGCATTCAATTCCGAGGATGCTATTCGTATCGTTGAAGATGCGGCTGCGATGTCCGTCCCTGCTTACCAGAAGGCAGTGAAGCTCGCCGAGGCGACGCAGTCCAAGCTTGACGAGCTCAACGCCAAGGTCCGCGACGGAAAGGTCCGCAAGGGTGTGGACGCTCCTGCCAAAATCGCCGAGCTTGAGAAGAAGCTCGAGGAGCAGAAGGCTAAGGTCACCGAGGCCATGGCGCGCGGAATCAAGAAGGGTCGTGCTCCGAAACCTGCAGATGAGGCTGCCGCCGAGCCTGCTGAGCCCAAGGCCGAGAAGCCTAAGAAGGAGAAGGCTCCTGCCCAAGAGAAGCGCATCCGTCGCATGTCTCAAACGTTCATCAAGCAGCTCGAGAATGCCTTTGATGCTGCCAGGATGGAGATGAAGAAGGAGAACTCGCAGGAGTTTGCGAAGTACGCAAACGAGCTGACGCAAGACGACTTTGACGCCAAGTCGCTGTCTGACCACATGCGCGACTACGTTGCGTCCATCGCACGCCAGGGCGCACCCGCTGAGATGCCCGCAGACCACAATGTTCAGACACTTCGCTACGAAGAGCTCGTGACCACGAAGATGACTCTGGTTGAGGCGTATGGCCCGGGCATCTACTGGAACACGGTGACCAAGAACTTCGTGACGGGTCCTTCCGCCGATGATGAAGAGGAAGTCACGGAGGCCCAGATGAACGACACGACGTATGCTGTCGGAGATTCTTCTAAGCGAGTCTACGCGAGCCTTGACGGTTCGGACGAGTTTGCGGGCTTCCTCGGTATCGGAAAGTTCGCAACCCTGGTTGTCGCCCAGTAAAACTAAAAACTAAAAAAAATCAAAACCAAAAAAACCTTTTTACCTTCTGCGTCTCCGGCGTCCTCCGACTGTCGCACCTTGCTCGGATGGCTGAGAAGGGTTGCCTCTAAACGCAGCAAGTATGAATATCACAGGCGCAAACAACCAGAATGTTGATAATGGCAGAACCGCCGCCGCGATGCCCATAGCGAATCCACCGTAATGAAACGCCAGCGAAATTGATAAAGTATACACGAACACAACAACAGCTGTAGCTCCATTCGACCACACACTTCCCATCATAGAATATACGTATCCAGCGGGCGTTTTCGGGACATATGCTGGAGACGAAAGCGCTAGAGTAGCACCGTCCTGAGTTGTTACTGAATTTTCTTCTCCGTTGATGCGATACTTCAAAATAAGACTTTTTGCTTTGTTTTCGGCAAGGTCTTTAACTCCGATGTTTGCAGGCGAGACACTTATAGTCAACGTCTGCTTATCAGGGGATATTAGCCTCTTAATCTCTTTTGTGACGTCAACTCTTGATCCGCTAATAGTCGTCAGGGTAGCGTCCCCGTATGATGCGCTGAGTATTTCAATCATTCTCCTTATGAAGAGAACACAACATTTCCTATCCCGCCCATGATCCGAAGGAAATTGTAGGATTGAACATATGCGCGAACCGTGTATGTGTATTTGTAAGTTTCGCCAGTCGCAGACTTCCTAACGATCGTAACTATATCTTCGGGACCATAAATAGGTTTTCCATCAGACCCCAAGACGTTCGGGTTCGTGATGACAAGAGGGTTTTTTGAAGTAGCCGTTGATTTTAGAACACAAATCGCGGTGTTTGCAGTCCCGTTCTCAACATCGTCGGCGTAAGGCGGGGACACGAACGTATTGCGAAGAAGCGTCTTGTTGAACATGGACCCGTTCAGATGTCCCGATGGCTGTATTGCATCGTTGTTCAGTGCAAACGAGTATTCGTAAACTCCTGGAATGGGATTGCCGGTCTGATGGCGATACAATTGAATTCCAGAGAAAAACAAGGTCTCTTTTGGCGCAAATCGTTCCCTTCCGTCCAGTATTATCGTTGACTCCAAAAGAATGTCTCGTCGGTTCACGTTGTCTGGCTGTACGAGTCCGGTAGTATACCACCCCATTGCATTTGGCGTAAAAGGAGATTTATTGAAGTCCTTCCAGTTCGTGTAATTATCGTAGTCGTTGCGCGCCACGCTATCACTACGCTGAGCCAGCCACACGACACGAGTCACTAAGTTTTTCATAGTCAACTCCAAGTCGTTCGCAGGGCCGTATTGCCCTTCCGCCTGAACCATGTCGACTTGCGATATCAGAAAAGAATGGTCGGTTTTTGCAAGGTAAGCTAGTTCAGAGTCTCCTACGAAAATGTAGTTCGCTTCTATGAACGGATCAAAATTCCAAGAGGACAAGTATTGGATTGAATTTACAGTGGGAGTTTCGTAAAGCGGTGGAGACAGGAAGTGCGAGAGATTGAATGTTGAAACGCTCGTGTCTGGAGATATGCGCTCTCCAAAGTTCGGGTTGGATCCAGATATATTCCCAGACGTTCGGACATCTCGCACTGTGAACAAATCATATGCGTTTCGCAGCTCCACTACGATTTCAACTTCAGAGAGTTGGAGAGCAACAAGAGGGAGAGCTTGTCCAGCCGTCTCACAGAACCAGAAGTGAAGGGGGATAAGGAGATTGCGTCCGCGAATGGACGGTTCGGGATAGGATGTGGAAGCAGAAATTGCGTGAGGATACTGGTTGATTCTGTCGTCTGCGTTTGCAGGATCATACAGGTCTGGAGTGTTTCCGACCATACGATCCAGCACGGCCTTCTTGTTGGCGTCAAACGTCAAATTTGCGTACATCTTCATCCATTCTCCAGTGTGCCGAACAATCTCCTGACCGTTTATGAGAATAGAGACGTAACGTATCATATTGTATCCTAAATTGCGGACCCACTGGAACTCGTATCCGATCGCTTTCGACGAAGAATTGATGGACCCGCCCGAAATTCCAGTCAGGGATACAGGCACGACTGGAGAGTAAATGTCCGGGATGTCTATGTTGAGGTAGCAATCGTGTAACAACTGAGCATACCGCTCCACCTTTGTCCTCAGCTTCAATGTCCCAGAGGTAGGGAATTTGAGGGATGTAGTCTTGAACGGTAGACGAAAATGCTCCATTGCAAACTCCGTGTGGCGCTTATACACCGAGCGAAAGTGAGTAAAGGACGGGTTTCCAGTAACAAGCTGATCCTGAGCCCCTTTTCCAACTAATTGTAGTAATCCGCCTGCCATTGCTCTATTGTATAGAGCAGTATTTAACTGCTTGTAGGAACATATCGCGTCAACCAATCAAGGTCCTTGCGTTCGTTGTTCTCTGCATAAAAGCCACCAGACCCATCATAGACCTTCTTCAAAGTCTCAAAGTATTCTTCGTACATCAGTGCTACGCGCTCCAGCGAAAAGTTCTTCATGGCCCACTCTCTGCAGCTGCGACGACTGATGTTGTCAATGTTCTTCGCCGCCCACACGAACTGTTCAATAGTTCTGCAGCGATACCCGGTGACTCCATGCAAATTATTCTCTGCAAACCCGCCCCAATCTGTAGTGATATTCGGGGTTCCGCAAAACAGTGCTTCTATTGTTACCCCGCCGAACGGTTCATTGTAATGCGTCGGTGCAAACAAGGCCTTTGCGTTCCGCATCAGCTCACACCTCTGTTTCGGCTCTACATATCCAATTTCAACTACGTGCGCTGGAACTGGATTTCGGATAGAAGCAACCGACCCCTGTCCCGCAACAAGAAGTTTCACTCCGAGTCGTTCTGTCACATCAATCGCAATTCCAAGGCCCTTGCAGTCAATGATTCTTCCTACAAACAGGAAGTAATCTTCAGGGGTCTCGTTGAACTCAAAATCTTCGGGGTCAAAGTAGTTTGGAATCACTGCATCATACCAGTGCGGAGATCTGTCATACTTTCCGTAAACAACATTCATAACAGCATACGACTCAAAGATAGACTGCTTCGTGAACGGGTTGTTCGTGCACCCAATTCCAGGCTCAACCGGGATCAAGTCGGGATGAGCATTCGCGATTGGTTGCTGGGCGTATCCCCAAAAACACAGAAGAAAGTCGTGCTTCTCCTTTCTACGTCCGACCTCCACAATCGCACGAATGTTGAAGGTTTGGTGTGCATGATCTCCAGTGTTGTGCTGAAAGAAGTTCTTTCGCCAGTCGTGCTTGCCGTATGCCTTCTCAAGATCGGCGTCAAACATGATAGGCACGTGCTCGGTACATTCTACCTCTGAGTCCTTATGACCGTAGTGGTAGACCGTATGTCCTCGCGCAGTCATCATCTTGCACCATTTCAGCGCCTTTTGAGTGAATGCACACGCCGAGTAATCCTTTCGTGTAATTGTGTGTGGAAGCGAAAGAACGTGGAAACGCATTTATAGGTTCAGTTTGTCATCGGTTTAAGTTCATGAGATATACGCATTATAGGCATTCACTCGGAACGGACTTTCAAATCCAGAGATTGGGCCCATCTCGGCAGGCTGCATTGGAAAATGGTTCGTCTTTTGTTCGTAGGAAGACGCAGGTTCCAAATTCATGGCGGTCATGACTGCTTCTCGCTTAGGAGACGCAGGTGTTGTCCCTTGAACGATGACCCAGACTATAACTGCGGCGAGTAAAATTGCAAGGAGTGCAGTCCACATTTATATCAAGTAGCTAAAAAACGGAAATCCTTTTCCATATCTTTGGATAACATAAGATGGAGGAACGAGCCCTTGCGACGCTTAAAGTCATTTTGAAGAATCGTGGCGCAAAAGACGGGAGCTCTTACGACAAAGTGGGGGCGCCGATGAAGGACACGCACATGTTCACTTACGACGGAATTCTCATTGTATTCAGCGAGAAAACCCGAGTATCCGAAAACGAGTTCAACAACATAACCGAATTCGCAGAGGAGAACGGATACAATAACGGTATCGTCATCGTTACGCCTTCCAGACCTTCGGATTCTGTGTGGACTGCAATTCGTCGGCGTGCTGCAGATCTTGAGAAGCCTCTCGTTCTCGTATTTGAACTTCGTCATCTCCAGTTTGATATTTCGGCACACCGCAAGGTTCCAAAGCACCGCGTTCTCGCAAAGGACGAAGTGGACGACGTCTTGAAGAATTTCCACGCAAAGTCGCCCACGCTGTTTCCGAAGATTGATTCACAGGATCCGATGGCGCGATGGATTGGGGCTAGACCTGGCGATGTTCTAGAAATAACGGGGCTGTGCGAGTCCTCCGGGGAGAATAGGCGCTACAGGCTTTGCGTTGAAAGCTCGGCGGACACCTGAGTAAATTATTAGAACAACCAATATCAGCATAGCGACTCCGAGCAATAACAAGTAGAACTGGTTCACCCCAGTAACGTGCTCAATTTTTGAAGTTAGGTCTGAATGAACTGACTCCAGCGATGCAGTTTTATCACGACCGTCTTTGAGTGCTGAGTGCTGAGTCTTGAGCTTTTCTGAATCCCCGCGAATCTTGTCAACATCTGCCTGGGATAGACTACATCCGCCTTCGCTTACCAGTTTTAAGAACGCGTCAACGTGCGCGGTCATCTGTTTGTTCGTGTCCAGTGCTTTTTGAATGTGGACACACTGCTTGGCCCTGTCCGTCTCGGCCTTTGCTTGGCTCATTGCGTCGGTATACTCAGACTTCAGTTGGTCGTATTTTGTTCGGAATGCAGTTAAGTTTGCGTCCCTTGACGCTTTGAATTCCGAGGGGTTCATTACATTTTGTCTAGATAGAATAAATGCCGACTGTTATTGCCATGCGAGATTTCGGAGACCCGAATATGAAACAGAAGGCTCTGTATCCCGCCGTAGATGCCTCTATGATAACTCAGATGAAACGGCGGTCAGCGATAATTGGGGATCTTGTATCCAACCCGAAAGGACGGAAAGGAACTGGAGCTGTCGTCGACGGTCAGAATATTCGCGGATTTACCAACTCAAGCATCCGTTCTACGTTTCTAACCAGAGGCTCTGGATTGACCTTTTTCCGTGTTCTTTAGTAAGTAGATGGATTACGTGGGGCTATCCGATGACGTGAGTTCACATATCCGCAAGGCAGGAGATGCTGGAAACCAAGGAGACCCTCTCAACCATCTCAATTCGGCGTCTGGTGGCGACAGAGGGCGGCAAACAATCGTGTCGCATCTTTTGATGGACTACGACGACAAGACCTTGAACGCCATCAAATCAAAAAAGCTGGTGGATACTGCGAATACACACAAGAACTTATTGACTACAAACGAAGGAGAGATTGAAAGGCTTCACTCGCACGCTCGCGAGCTTGAGACGAAAATAAACGACGAAACCGCGAATTTGAAAATGGGCGATTTGCGATCCACCATTCTTCAAGTTCTTCTAGGAACTGTAGGGGGAGTTGTGGGAATCTACATCATTCTAGGTTGGTACGAACACGTTCATGCGATTGCATTCGTGGTGTTGGCGATTGGCGTAGGGTATTCGCTTTACATACGGCCTCCAGTGGGCGGCGTGAATGCATCCATCGGAGAATGGGGGTATCCGCGTGATGCCAAAGAATTGTGGGAATTGTTAGTGAAGCCAGCCAAATGATTAATGTCTGGGAGTTATAACAATGAAGTCACGGCGACTAAATTTACTAGTCGCGATACTGGCACTGACCGTTGTGTATCTCGCGTTCACTAGTAGAGAGCATATGCTCTTCTCCTCGAAGGACGACATCTTCTTTCTGAAAGAGGGTCAACCAGATGGCGGCCTAAGAATACCGTTACCTACAGACGTAACAATAAAATACGGTGCAGACACTCGGTGGGTAAAAAAGGCCTTTAAGAAGGGCTATATGTTCAGATGCGACAATAATGAGTTCGGCAATGATCCTGCTTACGGAACTAGTAAATCTTGCTATACAGTTGGTCCTGATAACATAGAAAAGCCCGCGCAACCTCCCAGCGAAACCATTCAGGTTGTCAACAAGAACGGAACGTTCGTAAAGAAGGGCGGAGACGACATCGCAGCCGTTGAACCGGGGTGTGTTTTCGTCTCAAGTTCGTCTTTAAGTCTTGACGCGTGTAAGTCCGCGTGTTTATCAGACCCTGCGTGCACAAACATAAACTACCACGTCCCAACTGGCGGTTGCCAGTTTCGGAGATGCAATAATCCATCGGATCCTGTAGGAAGAAAGTATTCGGGGTGGAACATGTATGCCTTCATCGCTTCAAACCCGATGGACCCAACAGGAGCCATGACTTCTTTTGCTGCGAAAATGAAGGGAATCGGAGAAGTTGCGTCAGAACGCGGAAGCAGCGCTTTTTCGTCTGCTTCTGAACTTCTGGGCTCTACAGTGTCTAGCTTTGGGTATATACTTAGTGTGGTTGCTATCATTGTAATAGGTGTCATCATAGCAGCGGTTGCGTGGAAAATGTTTATGGGATCGTCATCGGCTTCCACAATTAATTCTGCTCCGACTATAATAAGCAGATGAAACAGTCACATATACTAGCAGGTGTAGGCGTAGCTATGCTAGTGCTTTTTTACGTAACGTCTGTCCAGCGAGAAGGGTTTGATACCTCACGAGGACAGTTTATAAAAGCTACAGGAGGAGACGATTCCGTGTGGTTCCAACCCGCCGGAACAAACGATAAGTATCCTCTTTCCTCGTGCACACTGTGTGGATCGGAAAACTTCTGCGATAGTATTGTGATGAAGCCGTTATCTGTAACGAATGCTTTAACGACAAAGTCACTTTTTACATGTAGTATGCTGAGTGCTCCCTCCGCACCTCCTCCTGCTGCTGCTGCTGGGTTTGCTTTGCCTCCGTTGCCTGCTGGGTTTGCTTTGCCTCCGTTGCCTGCTGCTGGTGCGACCGGTGCTGCTCCTAGCAGATTGTCTACTGTTCTTGCAGATATCGCATATTTGAAGTCTCTTGGGATACCTGACGATGGTACTTCAGCTAACGAAGCAATGAGGAGGGCTCTTGCTGAAAAGGCATCATTGGAGGGTGGAACACCTGCGAGGTCCGCCGCCCCAACACCAACGCCTTCGTCCAACACATCTACTGCTGGAAGAACAGATTGGAGTGGTTACATCTCTAGTCTTGGAACTGCAGAAGACCTTCAGAAATCTCTGACAGATAGAGCCAAGAGCACGTATGGATCCTTTTTGTCTGTCATCGCGTCTGGAATTGCAAAGTTTGGAATTGTAGTGATAGTTGGTGCCTCTATTGTCGTAGGAGTTCTCGTGGTTTGGAGCATGTGGAACGCCTTTATCGGCAGGTCCACGACTCCTGCAGTTCCCATGGTTGGAGCCCCTTTAATGCGGTGATAATACACATCTTTAAACTTTCAGAGTATCAATGGACATTCATGACCCCCGCACAATCGCGGATTTCCAGAAGTTTACCTTTTCTGGACATCTGAGATCACACGTATACAAGGTGATAGACGAGAATATCAAACTCGGACACGCAGACTACACATGTTACTGGCTCTTAGAGCTGCTTTGTTCTGGTCTAGTTCATTCCATGTGGCACACTCTGTTTGAATCGGCTGCCAAACACATAAACAGGGCAGCACCGAACGTTTTCTTGTATTTGGTTCAGAAATATGAGCTGTTTTCAACGTATGAGGGACAGTATTCCACCCTGGCAATGACAGGTATTCGGAACAATTCCGCCGTGCGTACGTTGATCTGCGAGGTCGGCGCATCCGTCTCCTTGTGCAGAAAAAACAAGATCCCGCCTCTTCCGAAAATAAAGCCAGAGCACGACTTTCAGCACCTCACGATACAAGAATCTCTCAAGGCGCCGTCTGCAAACTACGCACGCCATTTGACGCTGGAAAACGATCCGCTGGAATTATACGTCCCCCTTAACGAACTCGTGTATTGTCTTCGTCCCGAATCGCGAGATTACGCACGTGCGATGTATTGGACGGCATGGATGCTGAAATACGCATCGCAGTTCAAAAAGCAGTCCAAGGTTGATTTTCTGTGCCATTCGCGAACGAATATGTTTGTGGATCACTCATATTCCAACCACGTAATTTGGGCGCTGTGGAGTGTAGTGTTGGACGCATCTAAGGATTCCCCGCAAGCAGGTGTTCTGGCTCCTTACATAGATGCACTTTTCAAACTACACTGTCTTCGTTGGACTCCCGCCGTTCTGAAATCAAGAACATGTTTTCTAGTCACAGCCATGATGTTCATTTGCGAAAGCACGACTCTGGACATTCACGCCCGAGTTCCTGGCGATATTTCCGTCGTCCAGCAATTAACTACGAATGTCCCTCAATGGATTTCTGCAATTTGACAGACGAAAAAGACGTTTTCGTAGCAAAACGGATTCTTGGATCAATGGTTACTGATTCCAACTTCAAAATGAAAGTCCTAATATTCGACACCGAGACAACTGGACTTCCCAAGACGCGCGCAAAGGCAATTCTTCAGCGCAACAATTGGCCTCACATCGTTTCAATTTCGTGGCTTGTAATGGATAGCAACACGAACGAGATTCTTACGCAGAAATCGTATGTCGTGAAACCAGAAGGATGGGAAATTCCCGAGGAGTCTACAAAAATTCACGGAATCTCGACAGAGTTCGCAGAGAAGACAGGAGCTCCTTTGAAAGATGTCATGCGCGAGTTTCTGGAGACGCCGCGAGACATGATTGTGGCGCACAACTTGGAGTTTGACGAGAACGTGGTGATAAACGCAATGTATTGGGATTTGGAGAATCATCGGTTTTACGGATTTGAGCCGCCAAAGTTCTGTACGATGGTTTCAAGCACGGAAATGTGTAAGCTTCCGAAGAGATTCGGTTACGGTTACAAGTCTCCGAAACTCAGCGAACTTTACGAGCACGTATTCAGGACAAAGCCGATCCTAGCTCAACTTCACGGGTCTATGTATGATGCCAAAATCCTCGCCGATATACTGATCGCAAGTCCAGTTCTACGGGCGAAAATCGGTTTAAGAGCAAAGCCGGCAATAAGACCTAATGAGGATCAAAAAGAAGCTGGTAGTATCCTCTACCTGTAATAAGACAACTCTAATCACGCGCAATTGGGGGAACGACGGATGGTGTTATATCCCTGACCTGAAAGTCCGTCAACGTTTTTTCACTACAGATGCGAAAGATGTGTTTGAGTTCAAGAGTGAGAAGTGGGAGGGGATTATGCCGCTTCCGGCTCATGAGGAACGTGTGAACTACTTTCTTCTTTCTGAGAAACCTCTGGTTTGGGAAGAGAGCTGGTCGTGGGGGTGCGAACGATACGAAGAGACCAAGGACCACACGAGCACCCTCCACGGTTGACCTCCTCAACGATATTAGACACGATCACCTTCTTTATCTCTTCAGACGTGGCCTTCTCTGCCACAGAAACAGCCACTCGCTTGGCAACGTGTTCGGCTTCCGTAAATGCTTCTTCTAGCTTTCGCTTTGCCATTTTGTATTCTTCCTACATTTTAATGCGTAATAAAAACGTTTAAGAAAACGCTTACAACAGTAAAGATGATTTTCCTAGACGTTCTCTACATCTCCTTATCTACGATCGGAATCATGGCTCTTTTACAACTGATAACGTTTGCAGCAGTGCGAATTCTCTACCCGCCCGAGCCCCAGGTGATTTATCGTACCGTTCCTGCTCCGGCTCCTGCTCCCATCGTCCAGTCGCCGCCACGGGAGCCGGCTGGCGCTACGCCGCTGTTCCCTATGACTGAATCTCCCCCTGTTTTCACACAACAAACGCAAGAGGTACAACTGCCAGAATATGAACCACGTATCCCAACGTCTACAACATCAGTACGCATGGACACCGGCCTTCCGAACGGTATTCAAGAAACAGTCTCCCGAGGGTGAAATGTTTAAAGTTCCTCAGACCATCGGACGTTCCGGGTGGGTCGTATTTACATATGAAAAAAACATTCCTGTGTGCGTCTGGATAACGCCACAGGAGTGCTTGAAGATTCCGTGTTGTGTCGATGAACGCGTTTGCAACGACACGTTTTTGCGGGTTGAAAGAACAGGACCATTGGAGTTCGTTGTGGCGGATATTTGGGTTTACAATTCCAACTGTGTGTTTGCGTGCTCGTCGTTCCAGCAGAGATACGAATGGCTTCAGTCGTGGTTGAAAGTTTGTGTTTCTCACATTCCCGGAACCGCCAAGTTCATTCACAAGTCGGAGCTGACGAAAGAAAAAGTCCGGGGATACGAAATGTATACGGACGACATTGGAGCCAAAGGGGTGTATATGGAAGACGACGGAGTCAAAAAGGTTCGTGTAAAGAAAATGGCATTGCCGGATTGTTATGAGGTAGAAGGAGGAGGATACCTTCGTGTTCCAGATTTGGAAACGTCGCAGTATTTGCGGACTCTTGGAGCCGAGTTTTCGGTTTCAGGAGTCAAAGAAGAGGACGGATCTTGGACAGTGAAAAAGTTCTAGAATGATGTTTTTTTGTTTTTTGATTATTAGATCTCCTCAAGCGGCGGCATCGGGTTCACATGCTGTGCCCACGCATCTGCGAGGGGGTTCAGGCGCTTCTTTGTGGGGCGCTCCGTGTAGACGAGGTGGACCTTGTTGCGATACTCAATGATCTCGTCGTCTTTGAAAAGGCGCTCGTCGGCACTCACAATTTCCGACAGGTTCTTGAAGTCAAAGTGGAGAGGGTCCAGACCAAGCTCGGCGAGGAGACGCTGGCGGAAGTCCGTGCTCGAGTAGATCCGCCACATTTGATGGTGGAGTCCATGTCCGTGATCGATTACGGTCCCAATAGGGCAAACAAACTTAATCACATCGTAGTGACTCACGAAGTTGTTAAGAAGCACGGCGTCATCCGCCAGGGAGCGCCGCAGGGCAGCACCAAATCTGCTACGCATATGTCCGAAGCCTTCAATGTTGTGGAAGTCGAAGGACTTGAACTCGAACGCAAATGACCAGTTGGAGTACTTCAGGTCATCAATGATGCGCTGCGACTTAGGACGCATCTCGCAGGCGTAGAACTTCACGGCGGTATCAACGAACGGCTTCATACGCTCTGCCTCCTTTTCGGCACGGATCTTGCGACGGTCAGTGACGAGCTCAGTCATTTGGGCGGGCGTAAAGAGGGATTGCATTTTTCTTGTGAGATGGTGTTCCATTCCTACGAATCCGTTTTCGACGTGAAATGTAAAAATTATCGGCCAAGAGTAAATGCCTCACCGAAAGTCTCATAAGGTTCGTCGTGGAAAGAAGACCGGTCGCAAGACTATGAAGATGAAGCGTGGCGGGTATTACGGATTCGCCCAGGGCCCAGCTGTTGCGCCTGGAGCCGCCAGCGTAACTCGTGGAACTGAAGTGCCTAAGGGAGGTAAGCGTTCTCGCAGCCGTCGCAGTCGCAAGATGCGCGGAGGAATGGGCGGATGGAGCGTCGTGAAGGCTGCGTCTTTCAACGGCGAATCCGCTGGTAACGGAAATGCCGTTTACGCCCCCGTAATTCGTGGTGGGACGAATGATGTTGTGCGGACCGAATAGCGTCGAAAACGGATTTTCATTTTGTATAGTTTTGAATGCACTTTCAAATGGAATTCATGATCAACCATACACGCAAGGAGATTCGTGACATGACCCAAATGAATGAAAACAATATTGGGTCTTTTCTGACCAAGTGGGGGTGGAATGACAACGATGATGTGGAGATCATTCATATTGATGGTTTTGACGGCTTTGATAGGATTCTTGGGCTGATTGAGGACGACAAGTATTTCATCACGGAAGAAGACCGGTGTCCGTTCGCATACGACGCTGCAGAGTTGGCGGATGACTTTGAAGAGGTTATGTCGCAGTCAAGCGTTTATAGCTGCGAGCGTGGTTTCACCGGCTGGGACGAGCCTGGCGCAAGCTTTGATTGGTGAAATATGGAGCGTTGGATTCGTTGCATTCCGTCGGCGATGACATACGCATGATACGCAGGGTCGTTCGTTGAAATATAAGGACCGCCAGTCACGTTCACAATCTGGTTCCACTGATAAAACCTGCTTCGCAAATACTTAAATCTATAATAATCCAACCACCTAAAAATCGTCCTTTGAAAACCAATTAACGAAAGAATATCTGTGTATTTTTTCGTTAAGATCATGGACGCCAACAGCAGAACTGGGCTCAAATACATGTCAAAAATGACAGCCCAAGATGGATTTGCGTATTCGTCTCTCAGGTCAATGAACTCTTCCGCGTCTTTGAAATAATCGGACGCGTTCTGTATGAAATAATTAGTCAGACTTGGGCTTGACCACATTTACTACACCGTCTGATGTAATTTCGCGAACTTCAAACGTCAGACTGTCCATGTAGCTCCACTTCACCAACTTTCTTATAACTGTTAGAGGGTCCTGCTTTGTAGAACGCTCTTCAGGTTCTAGCTGTGTGATTTCAAAAAGACGTGCAGGAGTTAGAAGCTCGCCTGGCTCCACATGCTCCTCTACCTCGTCGGTCACGTCCTCTTCCTCCCCGTCGTCCCAAACTGCAGAAATGTATAGCCAAGGATACTTTGGACCTGGAATTTCAACTGTGATCTGCTTCCTCGGCTCGTCCTCTTGGAAAAAGAACCGAAAACACCCTCGGCGGCATGCGAACATGAATGCGTACGCGGTGTACAAAATATTGACGCACATTTTTATTTTAATAGGGAGTCGTCGTTGAAAACGGGTAGTCAACTTCCTCAGACACATCTGCGTTTATTTCTTGACGTTCCTCCAGTTCGGTCGGCATCATAGTAAACGATTCCGTTCTCTTTGACCCCATATTGACCATTTTCTTGGGCTTGGTTTCCGTTTTCTTCGGATGCATTTTCTCAGTGAAATGCTCCTTTGCAGTGTTCAGTGCAAGACGATCCAGATCTATTCCCATCGCAATCGCAGTGGCAAGAGACGTTATGATAAAGGGAGCTGCGACGATTGCCCACGAGACAACCCCAAGTTTCACTCCACACAAAGCATCCAGAACAACGACCCCGATGATTCCTACAGCCAGCTTGATTCCTGCAACTACGAACATCCCGAACGAAATGTCCAGAGCAATCTGGATCGTCACGAACAACAAATAGAGCAGCGCAGGGGGGCAAAGTGAGTCTATAAAACGCATCTTCACGTTCTTTACACTCTACATATAAAATATGGCGGACCCTATTATGCTTATTCGTTCACTTGTCGGATGCTCAGAAGACGACGCCAGAGATGCCTTGAACAAAACAGGGGATACAGTTTCCGCGATTGACTTGTTGACACCGCAAACACTTCTGCCAAAGGGAGACACCTACGTTCGCAAGCCAGGTTCGTTCAGGCGCACCGACATAACTGAAGATGAAGCGTATCTCAATAACTTACGGACGACAATGGAGGCAATGGACGCTGAAATTCAGGAGAAGGTTACTGCTTCAAATCAACCCGCTGATTTGCCTGGAGTCGCGACGCAAACCCTCCACGAAGAAACGGTTCAACAAAATAGTTGTGAGCAGCAATGTCAGCTTCCTTCTGTGGAAGAAGAGGCTGAAACACCGGAAACTGAGAATCCGTGACGCTCTGGATCTCCTTGCGATTCGCAGTAGAGTGACCGTGAAGAACCTTTGTCTGATTATCGATTCCCTCTACATTTCCAATCGCTAAAAAGGGAGTAGTCGCATACGGCCGAGGGAATGTCTGCTTGGGTCCAGGCTGGCGACTCGTTCCTGGGTCGCCCCACATGAGAGAAGACTGCGTGTCCACTGCACAACCGTCTTCGGGTGCGTTGCCCAAATTTCCCTTTGGAATTATTCCGATGTATTCCGCTGCAGAACGAAAGATGGAGATGCCGCCACATCCAGACTGGCTCTGCGATTGAGAGGGAATGCTCGTAGGAGGAAAATGCGTATCGCGTGTAGGCGCATTAAATAACGACATCTCTTTACACAGAAACCAGAAAGAAAACGGAAAGGCTTTCTCGGAAAGGAATACAGCATCAAAATGACCACATACCTTCAACCTTGCGATTGGATCGAAAGCGACTCCAATTACAAGTATGTTGTGGACGTTTACGGAAGAACTGGTAGTGGCGACATTGCAAGAGTTCGTCTCACTGGATTCCAGCCATATTTCTACCTCAAGGCATACGAGAATGAAACCATTCAGGATATACTGGCGGCTATTCAGGCATCTGCTGGTAAATCTATGATGGGTATGCGAATCACGAAGGAAGAAAAATTAGACGCCATGCGTGGATTCACGAGTCTCGTTCCAACAAAGGTGTGGAAGATTTCGTCTCCGGCGCTGTGGATGTTCAAGACAGTCAAGCGTATAATTGTTCCTCCGAGCTCGTATGTCGAAGATGAGGTCTCAAAGAAAGACAACGATTGGAAACCATTTAAGATTGGGTCCCGAGTCGTAAGCGTTTCAGATGTATTTGAAATAAATCTCCCTCCCTACATTCGGCTCTTCCACGAACGCGACATTTCTCCTGCCTCGCCGATTGAATTCCCAGACATTGTGAAGGAAACGCCGGAGGGATGCAATGTGGACATTTGCTACGAAGTTCCGTATGCCGAAGTAAGTGCCAATCCCAGCGCGTCCATCCCTCTTCTTGTAGGGTCTTACGATTTGGAAGTGTATTCGGAATCGGGACAGTTTCCAGTATCTTCAAACCCAAACGACGCGATTTCGCAGATCGGCATCAGTCTTCGCTGGAACGACAAGATGCTGGAAACGGAGGACAGACGCGTCTTTGTGCTGGGATCCGTCACGCCATCAAAGGACTCAAGCGTTACGTTTGTAAGTTGCAAGACGGAGAAGGATTTGCTCACAAAGTTCAACGATTACATCCACTCGGAGAACCCCGATATTCTGTGCGGATACAACACGTTCGGGTTTGACGATGCTTATATTGCAGAACGGGCAGCAAAGTGCGGTGTGGAACTACACTTTGGACGTATTGAATCTAAGCAATGGGGAACTCGACAGGACAACGTGAAGACCGAGAAAAAGACGTTTGAGCTTGCGAGTGGAAAGTTCGCGGTGCGATACCTTGATACGCCGGGTCGCTTGAACTTGGACCTGTATTTGAGCATGCGGCGCGAGCAGAACCTGGATTCTTACAAGCTTGACAATATCGCATCCACATTTCTCAGAGACAAGGTAGTGAAGTTTGAGCGTCTGAGTGAGATGAGCGTACGCCTCCACACGAAGTCTACACGCGGACTGTTTGTAGGGAATTTGGTCCGACTGGATGTGGTCACAAACACACTCAATCCATACAAGGAAGGGTTCAAGTTTCCTGTGGTGGAAGTGAGCAAGAACTCGTTCGTGATTGACACAGAAGATACATTTGAGGGACTGGACACTACGAAACTGGAGTGGTCGTTCGCAAAGGACGACGTGGACCATCACGACATCTTTGCAGCACACACCGGAACCGCCGATGACCGAGCGAATATTGCAAAGTATTGTATCCAGGATTGCGACCTGGTTCTCACCCTCATGGCAAAGCTAGATACTCTCGTGAATGCCCGCGGAATGGCGGACGTGTGCCGAGTCCCTGTCCAATACATCTTCCTGAGGGGTCAGGGAATCAAGATCTTCTCGGCTGTCGTTTACAACGCGTCCAAGCGAAACCAAATCATCATGACGCAGGAAAGCGTGGAGGGTGATATGGGGTATGAAGGCGCAATCGTTCTGCCTCCAAAGATCGGGATGTATCTGGACCAACCGATTCCTGTTTTGGATTTCAACTCTCTGTATCCGTCCAACATGATTGCCTACAATCTGTCTCCCGACACGATGGTCTACGTAAAGGAAGTGAACAGCAGTGGAAAGACGACGCGACACGACATTTGTGGAAAGTCGGACGGATACCAGGTTGACGAGATTGTGTATGATATCAAGGACTCTGAGGGAAATGAGGCAGGACGAGTCTATTGCGGATTCGTTCAGCCAACATCAAATCCACTAACAATGGGGCTGCTTCCAGTGACACTTGAAACCCTTCTCAAGAAGCGAAAGGAGACGAGGAAGTTGATGGAGGCAACGGAAGACGATGCTCAGAAGTCGGTGCTCAACGGTCTTCAGCTTGCTTACAAGGTTGTTGCGAACTCTATTTATGGACAGTGCGGTTCCAAGACGTCGCCGATTCGGAAGCTGGAGGTTGCGGCGTGCACAACTGCTCTAGGCAGAGACAGGATTCAGTTTGCTAGTGGAATCGTCGTGAACGAGTTTGGCGCAGAAGTTATTTATGGCGACAGTGTTGCGTCGTATACTCCCATCCTCATTCAGCGAAACGGCGTTCAAACCATCATGGGGATAGAGGAACTCGGGAACCTCGGGGAGTGGAGAAAGTGTGCCGACTCCGACAAGGAATACTGCGAGCTTGAAAACATTAATAGCTGGACGGAGACTGGGTGGACGCCCGTAGAGCGAATTATTCGTCACACGCTCGCTCCACACAAGAAGATGGTCCGGGTTCTCACCCACACTGGATTGGTGGACGTCACGGACGACCATTCTCTCTTGAAACTTGACGGAACCGAAGTTTCGTCTAAGGACTTAAAAGTCGGCGACGCGCTTCTTCACGCACCTTATCCTTCCCAGACGGAGTCGTTCCTGGGGTGTGAGGTTACTGCGAGGATCGCAGGGTTCTTTGTGGGAGACGGAAGTTGCGGAGTATACGAGTGCCCCAGCGGAAAGAAGTCGTCTTGGGCCCTGAATAACTCGAACCTGGACATGCTGGAAAGCTACAAGAAGATGTGCGAACAAGTATATCCTGAGTTTGGATGGATCATCAATCCGACACTGGTTTCGTCTGGCGTCTACAAACTGACGATGCTTTCCAAGAACTACGGCAGTGCAACCGAGTTCATCCAGAAGTTCAGAGATATGTATTATGTGGGTCAGCGCAAGAACATTCCTGACTGGATTCTGAATGGAACGCCCGAGGTGAAGCAGGCGTTCTGGGACGGACTTTACGATTCGGACGGAGACAAGGACATGAATGGATACGTGCGCATTGACCAAAAGAATCAAATCACATGCGCCCAAATATCGCTTCTCGCTTCCAGACTAGGATACTCTGTCTCCATAAACACACGAACAGACAAGCCATACATTTGCAGGATGACTTGCACTACAAAGTCCCAGAGGAGACCCGCTGACGCAATCAAGAAGATGCACGAAATTTCTTATTCAGGATTTGTTTATGATCTCACTACTGCGTCGCACCATTTCCAAGCAGGCGTGGGACAAATGATCGTCCACAATACAGACTCCATCTTCATCAAGTTTCCCACGAAGGACCTTCGTGAATCAATGGACTTGGCCAAGAAGGCTGCAGAAGTCATTACGTCGCGGTGCCGAAAGGCCCACAAGATTGAGTATGAGAAGACGTTCCTCCCATTCATCCTGTTCTGTCGCAAGCGGTATATGGGATGATGTACGAGGATGATGTAAAAAAATGTAAGCGCAAGTCCATGGGCATCGCGATCAAGAGACGAGACAATGCGCCAATCGTAAAAGATATATTTGGAGGCGCTCTGGATATCCTGATGGAGGACAGAGATATCCGGAAAGCCCAGCGGTTCGTCCAGGACATGTTGGTTCAAGTCATGCAGAACAAGATGCCTCTGGATAAGTATATTATCACGAAGCAGTTACGCGACGACTACAAAGTTCCAGGTCAGATTGCGCATCGCGTCCTCGCAGACAGAATGGAGGAACGGGATCCTGGAAACAAGCCCCAGGTCGGCGATAGGTTGGCATATTTGTATGTCACGGAGCGGAAGGGCGAGAAGAAGCAGGGAGACAAGATTGAGCATGTTGATTATGCAAGGGAAAAAGGGTTAAAGCCGGATGTGGAGTTCTATATCACTAACCAGATCCAGAATCCAGTGGCACAGCTCTTTGCTTTGGCTCTGGAACAGCTGGAGGGATACCGCCCAAGCATTCAGAACAACTACAAGGCGATGTATCATGCGTTTCTGGACGATGGAATGGACGAGGAGGAAGCCACATTGAAAATTCTGGCGAAGAAGGAGCGTGAGTTGGATTCAATCATGTTTCTTGGGGCTCAGTATTTGAAGAAGCACAAGGTCGGTCCTATGGACAGGTTTATGAAGAGGTAGCTTTCATACTGAACGAATAAGAAACGTAAATCAATATGAACCGCCAATCATCCCACATCGTGCTCTCAAAGTCGGTTCTCCAGAATCTTAACTATCACCTAGAAATTGAAAAGGTTCTCGATCAGATTTATCGTCATGTTTGTAGGGAAGCTATGACTAGGAAGACGAACTACAAATACGATATTGCTTGCACATTTCCACACGGACATGGTCCTATGGGATTAAACCTTGATGTGTTTATCACTGGTTTATTAACGGCTCTAGTGAAAGAGTTCCCAGATTGTAAGATTGAGCGTATCAAGACGTACGGATACGAAAATAAGATTGTGGAACACTTCATTGTTATTGACTGGTCGTAGTAGTTTTCAAAGTTATCCACCCAAAATAATAAATGAACGGTGGTTGGCTTCTAATCGGTCTCTTCTTTTTGCTATTAATAGTCTTTGGGTCAATGTAGTTTTCAATATGGCTTCATATAACACAAAAAATGGTGTCTTACTCGAAATTTCACACTGGGCTTTTTCAGTCTTTGTACGCTCTTGGAAAGGACGCTCAGCTTTCCAGATACAGAGGAGGCGCATATAAAGACTCTATTAAAATCGGCAAGTATATGGTGGAATCCACCGAAGACGAGTTTGATGCTCACTTAATTATATGGAACCCCGACAGACCGTGCTTGAATGCGTCAATAGACAAAGCCGACAAGATTGCCGTATTGAACGCGGCAAACTATGATCCGAGGTGTACGGTAGATGGAAACATGGCGAGAGGCGAAGGGACTCGCGAGATGATTCGTTTCTTCTTGAAGCTATTGAAAGAAAAGGGAGCCGATACAGTGGAGTTATCGGACAAGTCTACGGTTACGTGTAATGGAGTCAAAATCCGCTTAGGATTGATGTATTTTTTCAAGTTTGGCGAAACGTGGTATGAAAAGTATTTCGGATTCAAGCCAACCGAAAAATACAGAGCCAAATATGATTTCGTAAAACAAAAAAGACATTTGGCGGGGGATTTGTCACACAAGCCATGCGATTACTTTACTGACGATGTCATTGATGGTTTGGTAAATAAAGTAGGACTTGGGTTTTTTTATAATATTTCGTGGAAGAAGGTGCTTTGAGCTTACGCGGCTACTAAAAACAAATGGGCGCTACACAATCTACGACAACAAGTCAGCTGAAAAACGACAAGGGACTGCCGTGCGTCCAGACCATTTTTAACTCTCCGCGTTTCCGATTCGCCTTCAAGATGAAGGCAACGAAGGAAGAGGCAGAGAAACTGAACGAGAAGTGGACGGACTTTACGAGTGGCGTCAACGATGATTTCGCCTACTTCACGGACACTAACTCGACTCCGCAGTTCATCAAGGTTTCAAGGAATGGAGACAAGCTGACATTCAATGTGTCCACGACTGTTACAATTGAAGAGGACGACATCAAGAAACTCACAGATATGTTCTCCCAAGCCACAAGTGCAGTTCACAAATACTACGCAGTTCCGTCCAAGGCAGGATTGAGCGTCAAGGAAAAGTCGTCTTCTCTCAACCTGCTTGCCTAGTTAATCGTATGGTTTTCAAGACAGAGTATAAGTCTATACAATATGGAAGACGACACATTCGCAGACATTGTTTATGGACTCGTGGAGGGACGCAACCAATTTTTCGGTAGAACCATCAACCAGTTCAGGCCGCCAGTCCGAGACTCTATTATGATGCGATACATGATGAACGAGATCTCGTTTTTGGAGCTGACCAACCGAGTTCTCCAGAACTCCATTCGTGCGACTCAAAACACTGCGTCCCTCGTTTTCAATCTCCCTTCCAACTTTCTGGATCCAGTCCCCGTCGCACCTACTCAGGCCCAGATTGCAGCCGCCACGGAAACGTTGACGCAACCGACAGGCGAAACTCAGTGCGCGATCTGTCAAGACAATATCACGGTGGACGCAACTCGGATTCGGGCGTGCGCACACGTATACCATCGGTCCTGTATTATGAACTGGTTGACGATGAGTTCCCGTTGCCCTGTTTGTCGCCACGATATTCGCTCAGCACATCCTCCAGCCCAAACATCTTCTGCTTCCGCAGAAACGTCTCCTCCGCCGGCAGCCCAGTAGGAGGAAGAACGTATTTTGGAAACACATCGGATTTTCCATACTGAATACGATGAAACAGCCGACGAACGTCGTGCTGACATTCTTTCACAAACGGAAGAATGTCTGTATCTGGAAACAGGGCAGTCAATTCAGTTGCGCGGGGAGGAAAACACTTTACAATTTGAACAAATTCAGGGCTCCGTTTGAACGTCATCGGAATGTCGTTTCCTGTGAACAATACTGGAACTCTGCGTTCGGGATCTTTTAGCCATTCCACTATCTTGCGTTGGGCATGCGGATCACTTCCGTCCACTTCATCCAGAATCACACATGTCACCTTTGACTTTTCATTGCGTAGGAACGAGTGGATGTTTATGGAGGATCTGCATGCGTCCTTCAATTTCTCCACATCCACAAAACTTCTAATGATCCGGCTTGCGTTGATTTCCAGCGGCTCAAACCCGAACGTTCGTGCAGCACACAGAGCCAAGGTCGTTTTTCCAATTCCAGGAGTTCCAGTAAGAAAGACGCTAGACTTATACGGTGAACGAACAAGGTAATCCTTCAGAACTCGCTTTGGTTCTTCGTGTCCAACCACATCTCTCAAAGTCATAGGTCGTAACGTTTCAGATAACATTATCGTTCTATGGTTGCGATGCCGTAAATTGATTTACACAATCCACGAATAGTTCAAATGCTGACGTAGCTCAGTGGTTAGAGCGCGGATCTTATAAGTCCGTTGTCGTGGGTTCAATCCCCACCTTCAGCATTCTTTTATACAAATAAGTAAAGAGTATGGATATCGCAAGACATGTATTTGACACATATTTTAAAGACACGACGAATCCACTTGTGAGACACCACTTGGATTCGTATGCGGATTTGTTAAATACGAAACTCCCCGATTACATTCGGGGGTCCAACCCATCTAGATTGACTTTGGTGGACAATCGGGCGGTGGACGTTTACATTGGAGGCAGGGACGGAACTAAGATTTTCTACCTTCCTCCCGTAGACGAACTCGGAAACGCCATTTTGCCACACACTTGCAGACTTGAAAACAAGACGTACGCTCTTGACGTTCGTGCCACTTTTGAAGTCGTATACACTTTTGCAGACAAGAAAGAAGAGGTGAGGTCCTTTGAGAACGTCCTTATTGGAAAGATGCCTCTTATGGTTCGCAGTCACCTCTGCTATTTATCCACGATGACTTCCGAAGAGATGTATGGCGTTGGCGAATGTAAATTTGAACTGGGAGGTTATTTCATTATTGGCGGAGCCGAGAAGGTCTTGCTTTCCCAAGAACATCTCGGAACCAACATGTTTTATGCAGGGAAACGACCACACAAGCCTGCTGGATCTGACGGTAAGCGAACGCTCGTCGAGAAGGAGAAGAGTAGTAAATTACAGGGCGCAATCAAAGGAGAACCTGACGAGTATTTTTCTGCAGTCAGGTCTGCGTCTGAGGACGGAACGAAAGGACCCTATTCTCATTTTCTGGTGATTCCGCCACAGAACAACACCGACCTGGAAGATAACAAGGTTCTGCTGAAACTGAAGAATATGGAAAAGGAAACGGGAATAAAGGACTACGGACAACTCCAGACGGACAGATTGGCGATCATTACGTTGCCGGGGTTCACGCAGCCTGTTCCACTTCTCAGCGTGTTTTACGCATTAGGAGTAACTAGCGACCGAGATTTATACGACACCATCTTTGCAGGATTGCCGGATAGTGAAAAGGAGAGTTACGACCGACTGTTTGCCGAGCTGGTTCTTTCTCACCAAAGGTTCACGGAGCAGGAAATGATGAAGGAAAAAGATAGCGATCAGGACCCAGACTTATTGTTTCTGGCTCGGCAGACACGAACCAGGAGTGAAGCCGGAGTGTTCATGAACTTGACGGACGATATGTTTCCCCACTGCGAGCACGGAGAGTCAAAGATGCGACGCAAGGCGTATCTTCTCGGACACATGACGAAGATGGCAATGGATATTGCGGTTGGAATTGCAAAGCCGTCGGATCGCGATCATTACCGATACAAACGCATAGACTCGTCTGGAGAGCTATGTTTCCAGGAGTTCCGCAGGGTGTTCAAGGAGGTGTCCAAGTCTATGTTGACGAAACTGGACAGCACACTGCACTACCAGACGAAAGCCTTTGAGGGCGCCAAGTTCCCTGAGCTCGTTCAAGAGGAACGCATAGGCTCCATTTGGCGATCGTACACATTCTTGTCAGAGTTTGAAAAGTCATTCAAGAAACAGTGGGGTGGAAAGGACGGGATTTCACAGGAACTGAGCAGACTCGCTTACCTCGGAAGCGTATCTCATCTGCGTCGCGTGAATCTTCAAATAAACAAGGACACGAAGATCGGCTTTGAACCACGCAGAGTCCACGGGAGTTCGTGGGGGCTCATGTGTCCAACCGACGGACCCGACGATGGACTGTTCAAGACCATGACTATGTTTTGTACGCTATCTAAAGCCACACCTTCTCAATTGATAATTCAGTATTTGAAGCAGATGAAACTTATTCCTCTTCATCTCATCCACCCTTCCACTTGGAACCCAATATGGACAAAAGTCTTTGTGAATTCTGACCTCGCAGGGGTGATTCCCGATAAGAACACAGAAGTAATTCACGGAATGCTTTTAGAGTTGCGCAGATCCGGCAATATTCCGTCGGATGTATCTCTCGCATGGAATCGGACGAAGAACGAATACAATATTTTCACGGACGCAGGTCGTCCTATTCGTCCCGTATATCGCGAAGGAGTGGGACCGAATCAGGTGAAGCAGATAAAAACATGGAGCGATATGGCGAAGAATCTATTTGATTACGTGGACGCCCAAGAAAGCGACACGATACGCATTTCTATGGAACCGTTCTCTCAAACTCTTCCTTCGGAAATACACGGACTTGCGATCTTCTCGCCGTCGACAAGTATCATTCCGCACTCGGACTTCAATCAGGCGCCAAGAAACGTTTTTAGTTGTCAGCAAACAAGACAGGCGTGTTCGTGGTACAATACTGCATTCAACAAGCGGTTCGATACCCTTTCAACGTGGCTTAACTATGCTCAGCGGCCCTTGTCAACCACTTGGACGTACAACCAGATGCTAGGATGTCTTCCCTACGGCGAGAACGCCATTGTCGCACTGGCTATTTATTCTGGATATAACCAGGAAGACTCTATTCTTCTGAACGACACAGCCTTGAAACGCGGACTGTTTAACACGACCTACTATCATTCCTACGACATTACCGAAAAGATGATTGATATGGAGGCGCAGACACACACAGAGTTTGGAAACGTGGCTGCAAATTCAAAGTTTCGCGATACGGTTGCAAGAAAGGAAGGATACAACTACGATTTGCTGGATGGCAACGGTTTCATTCGCGAGGGAGTTGAAATTGACGACAAGACAATCCTTGCAGGAATCGTCAGTCCCAAAATGAACAACAATGGAGAAGTGATAGCATACGTGGACTCATCCTACAGTCCAAAGCGTGGTCAGCATGGAATCGTAGACTCCGTGTATCGCTACACGACAAAAGACGGACTGCTGGGAATAAAGGTCAGGATCGCCGAGTCCCGCGTTCCAGTGCTGGGAGACAAGTATTCTGCGCGTCACGGACAGAAGGGAACTGTGGGAATGCGTGTTCCCGAGGAGGACATGCCGTATACATCTACTGGACTGCGACCGGATATGATTGTGAACCCGCACGCGTTCCCTTCTCGCATGACGATAGGTCAGTTCACAGAGTCAATGTCCACAAAGCTAGGACTTCACATGGGATGCTCGGTGGACGCAACGCCGTTCTCGTCGCAGAACCGAGTTCCAGAAACAAAAATGCTTTTGGAGAAGGCAGGGTTTCATCCGTATGGCCACGAGATACTTTACAACGGACAAACTGGCGAAATGATAGAATCGGAAATCTTTATGGGACCGACCTATTATTTGAGACTCAAGCATATGGTGGAAGACAAGCTGAATTATCGCGCGACAGGTCCAAAGAAGCTGTTGACTCATCAACCTACCGATGGACGTGCAAACGACGGCGGATTGCGTATTGGAGAAATGGAGCGCGACGTTCTGATTGCCCACGGAATTTCAAAGTTCCTCAACGAAAGCATGATGGATCGCAGCGACGGATCTACGATGCTTATGGATCCAGAAACAGGGCGACTTGACGCAAAGGCGGACACTGAAACTCTGAAAGTGTCCTTCCCGTATTCTTTGGGCGTTCTGGTAAAGGAGCTGGAGGCCAACCATCTGTCCGTAAAACTCATTTCTTCGTAAAAACGAATTTTCGTATAGCGAGGGTATACAATACAACATCACAATGTCCGAGCATATTTACGTAGTCAAGCGCAATGGCGAGCGTGTTCCTGTATCCTTTGACCAGATCCTTCAGCGGATTCGTTCCTTGTCTGAGGGTATTGAGCATGTGAACCCCGACCTAGTTGCCCAGAAAGTTTGTAATCAGCTCCAGGACGGAATGAACACGAGTCAGTTGGACGAGTTTGCAGCAGAGACGTGTGCCATGATGCAGGCGCGCTACCACCCGAACTACGGGAAGCTCGCTGCTCGTATCGTCATCAGCAATCACCAGAAGAACACGCCCTCTACTCTTCTGAATTGTACCGAGGCACTGTATCACACTCCCACGCAATGTATTACTGACGAGTATCATGACCTTGTGACAACTCACCGGAACATATACCAACAGATGATTGACTATTCTCGCGACTTCATGTTCGACTACTTCGGGTTCAAGACGCTCGAGAAGGGGTATTTGCTGCGTAAGAACGGAGTGATTGTGGAGCGCCCCCAGCATATGTGGATGCGCGTGGCAATTCAACTTCACGGACATGATTTCGCACACGTGAAGGAGACATACGATGCTCTGTCGCTGGGCTACTTCATCCACGCAACTCCGACGCTCTTCAACGCTGGAACACTGAAACCTCAGCTTTCATCCTGCTTCCTTCTCCAAATGTCCGCCGACTCGATTACGGGGATTTATAAGACACTCGGCGACTGCGCCCAGATTTCAAAGTGGTCGGGAGGTATCGGTCTGTCTATCCACAACATCCGTGCGCGCGGCTCAAAAATCAACGGAACCAACGGTGAGTCTACAGGCATCGTGCCGATGCTGAAGGTCTTCAACGATACCGCCAAATACGTGAATCAGGGCGGAAAGCGTAACGGTTCCTTCGCGATCTATCTGGAACCTTGGCATGCGGACATTGAGGAATTTCTCAAGTTGAAGCTCAATCAGGGGGCGGAAGAGGACAGGGCGCGCGACCTGTTTTATGGACTCTGGATCCCGGATCTGTTCATGAAGCGTTTGGAGAAGAACGAGAACTGGACGCTCATGTGTCCTTCGGAATGCCCTGGCTTGTCCGATTGTTTCGGAGAGGAGTTTGAGGCGCTGTACACCAAGTACGAGAGCGAGGGAAGTGGTCGCAAGTCAATTCCAGCCCAGAAGTTGTGGCAGATGATTCTGGACGCCCAGATCCAGACGGGGACGCCGTATTTGTGCTACAAAGACGCAGCGAACTCAAAGTCCAACCAGCAGCATTTGGGCACAATCAAGAGTTCAAACTTATGCACGGAAATCATGGAGTACACGAGTCCAGACGAGACAGCCGTATGTAATCTGGGTTCACTCGCCCTTCCAAAGTTCGTGGAGGACGGCAAGTTCAACTTTGAGAAGCTGCGCCAGTACACGTCTATCCTTACACGAAACCTTGATATCGTGATTGACAAGAACTTCTATCCGACTCCAGAGTGCGAGAAGTCCAACAAGCGCCATCGCCCAATTGGTATCGGGATTCAGGGTCTGGCCGATGTGTTTGCAATTCTTCGGATTCCTTGGAACAGCGAGAAGGCAGCGAAACTGAATCGCGAAATCTTTGAGAACATCTACTACGCCGCAGTGTTTCAGAGCCGCAATCGTGTGATTGAGACATGCCTTACAATCCCTCATTTCGGAGACGTTGAAGAGGGGGCGTATCCGACATTCGCAGGGTCGCCGATGTCAAAGGGACAGTTTCAGTTTGATTTGTGGAAGGACGAGCCGAAGGAGACGGAATACTTGGATTGGAAAGAATTGAAGGAGCGAGCACGAAAGGGTCTCCGCAATTCCCTCCTCGTTGCCCCGATGCCAACTGCCTCCACATCTCAAATTCTAGGGAACAACGAGTGCTTTGAGCCGTTCACGTCAAACCTGTATACTCGCCGAGTGCTTGCAGGCGACTTCATGGTCGTGAACAAGTATTTGGTGGACGACCTTACGAACATTGGATTATGGACGAGCGACGTCCGGTCTCAAATTATTGAGCACAGCGGAAGCATTCAGACAATCACGGAAATTCCTGCAGAGATCCGGGAACTGTATAAGACCGCATGGGAGATTCCTCAGAAGACGTTGATTAATATGGCTGCCGACAGAGCCCCGTTCATTTGCCAGTCGCAGTCGCTGAATCTGTTCCTGGCCGAGCCCACATATGCAAAGATATCGTCTATGCACGTGTATGCTTGGAAGCAGGGGTTGAAGACTGGGTGTTATTATTTGAGAACAAAGGCGGCCACGGGAGCACAAAAGTTCACGGTCGAGCCATCATGTCTCACTTGCTCTGCGTAAAAAACTCTCTCTTGTAAATTATAAAACAAATGAACGACATGAAAGAGAAGCTCGAAGGTGGTCGCCGTCTGAAGAAGGTTTCTGCGAAGACGATTCGCCGCACGCTCCGCAAGGCTGGAATTAAGCCCAAGGGCCGCATGGTGCTCAAGGGAGGCGCTGCTCTGTCTCCTGCTGCGGTTGGTGGAGAATCTTCTCCTGCGCCTGCCGGTGGTCGCCGTCACCGCGGGACTCGTCGCCACAAGTCGCGCTCTCGCCGCTCCCTGTTCGGTCGTCTCCTGCGCTAATATCCTCCAGTAACTTCACGCCAATCTCCGACACCAGCGCGAACAGTTTTTCATTGAAGCCATAATGGCATCCATTCGGTTCCTTGAAGTCCGGGATTTTGCGCGACGACGTTTTCTTCGGATGAACTAAACTCACAATCACTTCCTGGGGAGAAACCTCCCTACACATTTGCTCGCGTCCGCGAATGAATGCGTCACCTTCTGCCACCTTCACAGTTTCGTCAAACCGATTCTCTTCCCAGAACTTCCGTGTGAATATCAGCGTAGCCTCCGATACTCGCTGAGACATGGGAAGAGTCATTGGCGGAACGTTCATGAACGAGCTGTATTTCGTGATATCGTAGCACGGAATCGTCGTACAGAAAGCACATTCCTTTGCAGGATCCTTGAGCATCATTGCCACACGATGCAGAACGCTGTTCTCAGGGTATACGTCATCGTCGTCCATGTTCACAAGCACATCATACATAGCCTTCTCAACCGCCAAATTGCGCTTTGCTGCGATCGTCATTCCTTGGTCACACTTTATATACGTAACGTTCGGGATTCCAATCAACGTATCCTCAATCGGATCGTCTCCGTCGTCCAGAATTACCCACTCCAACTTGTCTTCAGGATACGTCTGGAGAAGGTAGCAATACTTTGCAAGAGCCATGAACGGACGACGGTCCTTGGTCACCGTGATAATTGAAATATCGGGCAAGTCCTCTTCCTTCGGGAACGAGTCCTTCAGAGTATATGTAGGCTCGGAAGTAGAGAGGGCAAGCGGAAGAATATCCTGCATCTTCTCTACCCACGCCTTGTGACGCGACTCGTACTGTGCCCTGACATGTTCTGAACCTGCTCGGCGCTCCTTGAAGGTCATGTCCACATACTCCTCCAAAGCAGTGACGATAGATGCGATCTTCGTGTCCACAAGCGTCCCAAAACACTCAGGCTGTTCCAGTGTGTTCAGCACCTCTCCGTATCGGATACCATCTCCCTCTAATGCAAGCCCTTCCTTGAAAGGACGAATCGGAGACAGAATTAGATTACATCCCACGCTCATTGCTTCGTTCACTGCGTGTCCATACCCTTCCGCTAGACTGAGACACACGCACAGTCCGCATTCCTTGATAAGCTCGTCGTAGTCCTTCTCTTTGAGAACCTCGGATTTCAGAACGACCTTGTCCTCAATTTGAGGAGGGACGGTAACCGCGATGTGATCCGGGGAAAAGACAACGTTAAGTGTAGGGAGCTTTGAGTAGAGCTGCGAGTTCTCCTGTTGGATGCGCATATAGGCTTGGAACAGGGGGCGAGGGTGTCTGTAAATGTTCTTTCCGACAGGAACGATTCCCTTAAAGTAGTTCTTTTTCATGTCTGTGTCCCAGACCTTGTCAATAGACGTCCATCCGATATTGCGAATAAGAGTCTTTGTGATTCCAGAAAACGAGTCCTCCATCTCCTTCGTCTTCACCCAAATTTCGTCGACCATGTCAAGATACGGCTTCCACGTCTTGTAGGTCCACTCTATGTTCGGAATCCAAATGTTCTTACGGGCGTAAGGAAGCAACGAAGGGTTCATGACTTCCAAGAAGATATTCGCATCAGCCTCTTCGCAGTGAGGATGTACGTGAGGGACGCACGCCAGACTGATTTCCTTTCCAAACACTGCCGAAAGAACTCCACGCAGAATTTGAGTGTCCTTGTGCAATCCCGTGTGCGCCTGAAAGTTCGAAACGATATTGATTCTCATTTTATGTTGGAACGCTCTTTTACTAGTAAACGCTTTGTCGCACGCCTCACCACCTTATTGCGAAGAGTCTTTGGCTTTGACTGAAGGTGATTCACGTACCGCTTCCAGCTCTGAATATCTCTAGAAACACATTCAGACGTGAACACGCAGGGGCGATCGCGCCACCAACTAGCAGACGTATGTCCGCACCACTTCCAGAACGACCCAGGGTCTGCGAATACCTTCCGTTCTCCGAGTTCCGTCGTTTCAAGAAGATGCTTGCACACTTGTTTCATTTCTGAAGAACCATACCCATAAGTCTCACTCAACAAATCAGACTTGTATTGTTTGTCAACTATCTCAAGCTCTGTTCCGTTCCACCCCACAAACGAAATAGGTCGTAGCGAATCCCATGCAGGTTCCAATACGAACAAGTGTGTCTTGTATTTTCCATAAATCCTGTCTCTGAACTCGCAGACGTCCATCTTACTTCACTCAAAAAAAGGATTTCAGTTCACCCGTCCGCGTGCCTCGGACTCCTACATTCACCGGATTGGCAATGGCAGGTGCGAATTCCTCCAAATCCTTGCGATAGAACATGTGGAAATCCACCTCTGAAAAGATCTTACCAGAAGCGTATCCGACGACACGACTGTTCAGCTCTTCCAACTCTCCTGCCACGTTGCTCGGATCATTTCGAGAAAACATGAGGTAATAGCTGCGCATAATCACTCGCAACTCGTCGTCGCTCTGACGACTGATGGAATACTTTCCTCCGCTCATCGCAGACACCTGATCGTGAATCTTGCGCTGCAACGTATCCATATTATCAGAACTGAAGAACACGGAGTTGAGGGGGGTGATGCTGTGTATGTGTCCGACGAGATCTGACCTCGCGTCGTCTTCAAATAACGATCTAGTGTCTGAATACACCTTGTAGGGTCTCGCAGAGAACACGGTATTATCGTTTATGTTCGGAACATGTCCACCGTGTGGCGACGGCGGATACTGCTGCGACGTGGAAGTCATATTGTATCGGTTGCTAACTTCCGGGATCCCAATTCGTTCCAGAGCGTTCATCTTACTTACAACTCACGTAATTTTTCGTAGAGAGACTGACTCAACACCTCCTCAATCTCCAAAGTGATTGAATAGTTGACGTTGTCGTTGAATGTAAGCTGGTTGCCGAACCCGTCCAGCAATTCTATCTCAAGGGTTTGGATATTGGTCGGCTGCAAGAACCTCACGGTTTTTGTTGTAGTATTTGTGGATTCATTATCATACAGAACCTTTCCCTTCTCCACACTTACTGGTATTTTTGCAAAGACCGTAAAGAACGAATCGTTCTTCGTTTGGTGCTCCACAGTATTCCAATCGTTGATTGCCAAATAAATGTAAGGGTCTACGTTCGTGTTTATCGGATCTTCTGAAACAATAGTTTGCGCGTTCAAATACGTCGTGAGAGCAAGACCAGAGACACTTGATGACGTTTGCTTGTAAAATCCGAGCATACTAAGAAGAGTCGGGTATACTTGCGGAGTCACAGGGTTTCCAAAGTGAAAGTCGTATGCGTATCCAGAAGCCGTTATCGTGGTTCTCATCATAGAGTCCACCGTGGTTGTGAATGTCGCCGCTCCTGAAATACCGGAAGATTTTAGGGCTTGTGTTACTCTGTCGTGGATATTTGCGTCGTTGTAATATCCTTCTGGGACACTCACCGTAGTAAAAACATCCATACTTGCAGTATTTCTAGAAACTCCAACCGAAAAGGGAGTAGACGATGTTTCAAACAATGTGTTGCTGAGAGTTACATAATTCCCTTCGACTGTTCTTATGAAATACGTTGTGCCTTGAACGATGTTTCCAAACGTCGTGAAGTTGTAGAATGTCGCAGACATTCCAGGGACAAGAGACGCAAGTGAACCCGAAGGAACATATACACGTCCATCTGGCAACTGGTTTGACAACTGTACTCCGCTGAAGGATAACCCTGAGATTCCATTCACGCGTAATCCGAAAGATCTGTTCCCTCTGGCTGTTGAAATATTGTAAAACTTGTTCGGCAGTTCAAGAGACGTCAATTTCACGGACATGGCGTTTTTCACGATACGACTTAACCGAAAAATAAAATGACTAGCAACGCTTGACGCCGTAGAAAGAACTGGAGAAATATAGTTCGGATTCGCCGAAACTGTTTGTGTAATAGATGTGTCGCCGGTATAAAATGCACGATACCTGGTGTCTATGTTGAAGACACTTGTTCTCACGTCCTTGTTGTATCTCACGCTCAACTTACTCTTATCGTCAAAATCTTGCGGTTTCACGATGTCTTCATCTAGGTGTCTGTTCCCTGCAAACCTGCGAAATGCTTCTTGGTCCTCCAGAACTACTCCGCGGTCGTGTGTCTGTGGATCCACGTCCGAGTTTCTACTTACGACATCGTGGAACGAATTCTCCTGATTCGTCAATATCGTCTTTGCGTTCTCTTCGTATTGCTGAGCAAGTATTTGCTGGTACGTCAATGGTTGCTCCATTTGTAGTCACTTGTTATTTCGTTGAAAGTGTTTTTAACCGACAACAATAATAGAGAATGTCGGAGACCCAAACTTACACAGACAGACTTTCGCTAGGACCAGTAGGCAATGCGGGACAACCCGGATCTATTGGAGCCACAGGACCTACAGGACCGACTGGTCTTAGTTCAATTGGACATCAAGGCCCGACAGGTTCAACGGGTCCTACCGGTCCTACGGGTCCTACAGGACCGACAGGACCGACGTCTATTCCTGCAAACTCCGATTTAACCACGAACGTTTCTGGAACACAGACAGTTATTGCAGTCGGTGGAGTTTCGGGCAGCAATATCGTCGCGTATTCTGATGATTCTGGAATAAATTGGGGTTCTTTTGGCCGAGTTTCTAACTTTAATTTTAGCAGTCTTACATGTGTTGCAACAAACGGCAAAGTCGTTGTCGTTGGCGGAGGAGGAAACGGTCGTCCATTAGCACATTCTAGCGCATTTCCAACTACTTGGAGCACTGGAAACCTTGACTATAGCATTTCTTTACCTACAAGAATAATATGGAACCCGTATTCTCAGAAATTTATTGTAGCTTTTAAAGCTACCGATACTCTAAGCAATTATGTGGCGTTATTCTCTTCGCCTAACGGCAACGATTGGTCGCGTATAACTGGTGGCACAAAGGGAAACAGCGGCAACGAGTTCGACATGTATAGCGTAACTGATATTGCCTGCAGCGGAAATTATATAATCGTAATTGGCGGACAAGCAACATACCCTGGCGGAAGCTTAGTTATCAACGAGAACACAGACGTATTTATTCTATCCTCTGACGGCGGAACAACTTGGAGTGCTCCTCAAAACATGCGCAACTCTGGAGACAGTGCTACACTAACAAAAGCCAGATCCGTAATTCCTTACTATAACACCCAATGGTTAGTGTGTGGACGTCCAGCAAATAGTGGAGTATTTGTAACGTCGCCTATCAATGCGTCTGGAATGTCTTGGACAAATATTTCCACACCTTCTTTCGCGGATTGTGCAGGAGTTGTAAACAATGGAACTCGTTGGTTGGCGGCTACAGTTCCAAACAGTGCTGGAGCAACAGACCTTTTAACGTCTGGCAATACTTTATCAGGTGGATTTACCACGGTGTATTCTAGTCTGTCTGGCGATCCAGTAAAGATACTGTGGTCTGGAAAGAAGTTTTATTACCTCAGGTCTGACGGTCGTGTATTACATTCGTCTAACGGTATAGCACCCTGGACGAATACCAATATCCTGAATGGCCAAGTTGCAGACATAACATTCACTCCGCCAAATATTGCGCTTACGCCTTCTGACGCGTTTGAGCGTTATTTCATGACTTCCTCCATCCGAATATCTGGGTCGTTAAATGCAAATGAGTGGGTTCAATTTAAAAACATTACTTCCTTGCCACAAGATTTGTGGGCTACAGAATCATCAAGGGTATGGTTTCCAGCGCAGAGTATAGATACTCCTACAGCTATTGTATATTCTGACGGAAGTAGTCTAACAGCAGTATAAATAATGTCTATTTTGTCAGCTAGTCAATGGACGGCTCAAAACCGTGCAGTATTATGTGTCGGAAAAATTGGACCCAACGGAAGTAGAGGTTCTGATGGCACGCCAGGACCTAATGGACCCACTGGAGCTACTGGACCGACTGGACCTAGTGGACCGACTGGACCAACAGGGCTTCAAGGGGTAGTCGGGTCAACAGGAGCTACAGGACCTACTGGTCCTGTATCGTTTCCACTGACGTTTTTAAACGCTCAAA